AACGATACAAAGATAAAGATTTAAGGCTGTTTCGCAAAGGACCGACTTAAAAGGTGCGTTCCAAGCGTGTCAGGCGCAACACAATTGAGCATCAAGGTCCAACCAACCGAGGATAACTCTGTAGCGACAAAAGGAATCATCTCCGCCTTGTCGAGTTCTCCTCGAGATATCCAATCGAGTTCGCCTTCTTCGGCATCTGCAATCATCCAAGCGTGAATCTTAGAGAGTAGGCGAAGTGCAGAATCGGAGGCAAGCATATATTCAGCAGCGTCAGCACGGTTCGTCATCTTGCTTGCCACGGTGATAGCGATACGCTGGGTTACTTGGTAAGAGTTGCGTCCATCCGCTGACATATTTAGTTCGCCATAATCCACGAATAGGAACGAGCCCACTAACTTATCGATACGCTGCTTCAATTCTTCGAACGACTGACCATAGACATAGTTGGCGATCTCAGGAAGTCGCGACACATTGGAAAGTTTGTCAAGAGACTCCGCAAGGTCATTATAACCAGGGAAGTCGCTCGCACCATTGGTAAGTATAGCACGAACACCCTCTTTTGACGGGTATTGTGCGAAATAAAGAAACTGATCTTTAATCATAATATCTTATCGATTACAGAGATAGGCAGCCCTACCTCTTCACTGATTTTTAATTTATCCCAGCCAAAGCCCTTCATATCCTTGACTGCATCGATAGTCTTCTTACGCAACACCTTCAGATAAGTAAGTACGTTCATCTGCTCTATCTGTTTTGCATTTCCAAGCCCCTCCTTGGAGAGGTCGTATAGCGCATCAGAGGCATCGGTGGTGATAGGCTGCTTGGGTTTATGAGCGAACTTAGATAGCAGAGAGAATGAAGTTTTACTAAACAGATAGTTGTTAAATGCTTGAAAATTAAACGATATAGCAGTAAGCGTTTCGAGTGGAAGTTTAGCGAAATCCTTAGCTAACTCGTGCGCATATTCAGAATTGTATTCTTTCTCTGGATAGTATAAGATGGCAGCGAGCAACGGCAACGACTCCTCACCTCGTTCGATAAGACCCTGCGCCTCGACGTACTGAAGTGCAGTAAGCGAGCAGGTGAGCGTTCCAAAGCTCGTCTCAATTCGATATCCAGGAAAAGAACGTCCGTCAATCTGAACTGAAGGGATGAGTTGCGCACAGAAACAGAGGTCGATTACGTATTGATAGTCGAGACGACGCAGCACACGTGCAAGCGGTATATTCAAGCGATAAGGATCTACACGACGGCATAACTCGTAAGTATCCTCGTCTACACCATCCAAGACACTGTTGTTATCAGGGTAGTTTATCTGAAACATAAACGTAAGTTGTTCAGAGATTGCGACGAGGTTAGCAATCTGTTCCTCTGAATGGAACTTGCGTTTGCTCCAACCCATTATATCGCACAGCCAGTTAATCCGAACCTCTCCAGCTGACAATTCACCTGCTGCCATACGAAGGAAGTCGCCTACAAGTCGGATATACTGGCGGTCGTTCATCGCATCCCAACGGTTAGGGATGCGATGTATTTCACCTTTATATACAAGTTCAATATCCTTCATTATGGCAACATTATAATATTATCATCAGGGTGATTGTACGCTGAATTAGAGCAGAAATCAGAAACAGACTCAGAGGAGAGGAGCGTATCAGCATTCGAGAGGAGTTCTTCCGCCTCACGATCGAGGCGGTCGGCAAGTGCGAAAATAGCACTGGATTCATCCTTGCCAGAGCGTGCAGCGTGACTATCATCGAAGAGGTTTCGAATCGTTGAAGGGAACTCGAGGATATCAAACCTACGGAGCGACTTTGCAATCGTCTTCTTCACCAGGGCAAGCAATAAGATAGGACGAATGCGCTCTCTATTGTCATCTGTAAGTTTCTCGAAGTAAACCGACATAACTTCATCGAGCGTTTCCTTCTGCAATGGTATAGTTCTGAAGAAGTAAAGATAAGATGCATCGATAGGATAGATTGAATCCATCTGATCCATTGTCTTTATCTCGCAACGCTCCAAGATAGGGAAGTAAGGTGTCTTACGCCACAGTTCTGCAATCTCACCTTCAGTAGGTTCAGATAATAGTTGTACAAGCGTGTCGATTGAATTGCAGTAGTTTTCCATATAAGAACGCTTCATTGCCTCCAGCTCATACTTATACACATTGACCTCGCCCTTCCTTCGATTCACACTATCAAAGATGATTTGATTTGCCATGGTCATGTTTGCCATAGCAGCACGCAAGGCTTCCATAAGAGGAGAGTTTTCTTCCTCTTTTAAAAGTTCATCGAACACAGTACGACTGATTACGGTTTCGATGCGCTTACGTGCTGTAAGACCAGACGAACGCAAATCGTTCAGGTCCATATTAGTTTCCACTCCAGGCGCATAAAGACTGAAGGTGGAGAAGTTCTTGAAAATATCTACTAATACATTCTTCATGACTGCTGCTGATTTAATCTATCTTTCGGTGCGACGTCTTCCTGTCGCTGAGGAACCTCACGATAGAAGCCTATACGATAACCCTGTTTATAGAGTTCAGGGAAGTTCAATCGGAGAGCGAGATTAAACGGTTCTGCACATATCTCGTCCTCTGGTGTGAGTGACATTATATAGATAAGGTAGTTATAGTATGCGTCAGAACCTGACTTGCTGATAACACCATCCTTGCTAACTGCTGTTATAGATGCATCCAAACCAACGCTTGAGAGTAAGGCTTCTTCTGCTCGCTTATCGTAAGAAATCAAAGATTCGATATATTCCTTATACTTAAGGTCGATCGTCTCGATTCTCCACTGCTGCTCGTTTCCAGAACTGTCCATAAACGAAATAGAAGAGTAGGCTTTACCTTGGTTATCAGCACCACTCAGATAGTCGCCTATCTTACGCAGCTCCAATCGCATATACTCTACAAGTAACGATTCACGATATTCGGTACCGATGCTGATGCCGTTATACTTCACCAATTCCTGTTTCTTAGATGAGCGAACCTTATTCTCCTCGCATAGCTTAACTAACTGATTACGTTTGCTTGACACCCACGCATTCGGAATGATGATGTGTATCTTCGCTGCAAGGGAATTACGCAGGAAGGAGTTAATATAGGAGGCGGTCTTGTTGCTACCTTGGATATATGGACGTGCGCCCTGGTGGGTTTCGTTCACACCGTAGAACTCATCGACTGATTTCTCACGGTGGTGTGATACGGCAGCAAAGAGATAGTTGTCAACTTCTGACAATGCGAACTTAGGGTATATCTTGTAATTGCCTAAGCCGTATGTCCACCGTCCGACAGCTATGTTGTTAAAGTCTCCATAGTTAATCTGATCGTAGGCAACATCCTTACGAGTGGTAGCAAGACGGCAGTGCTTATTCTCTAATGGTTCAAGTCCAGCAACTGGTAACATACCAATACGCTTACCACGTGAGAACCGCCACTTAACGAAGTAATCACCGAACCAGTAGTAGTTCTTGATACAGGTCTTAGCGAACTCCTGTGCAGATGTTTCCATACCACGCTCTTGCCAGCTATTCAACCATTCGTCCCAAGCAGGTAGTGCGGTGTACTCACGTCGCAGCTTACCACCTTCTACTGTCTGCATATAGGCGCATGGTCCATTACCATAGAGCATCTTAATCTCCTTGCTATACAGGCGAGGCAGCAGGCGGTTCTGCTTTATCTCCATCGTTACCTCTTCACACAGTGCGTTGTTCATACCACGCATACACACTTGGTATCCATTCACACTCATCCACTGGTGTTCATGTAGGCAAGTCTGTCTACCCTGTGGTAAGAGTAGCCCTGGGCTTGTCGACAACTCTCTTCCTTCTCCAATCTGAAAGGAGAAGGTATTGCCGTCCATGACGTAGAGTCCAGCGTTGCCGTGCAGTTCAATACTATCTGTCATAACCAATTTATCTTATGTAGTTTATATCCGTCTTGTGGGAACCCCATGTATCTGATGAGTATGCGATAGCACATCTTAGGGTTTCCCTCTTGATCCTCGAAGAGAAAGTAGTTCTCGGAGTCGACCTTGAAACACTCCTCTGGTAGTTGTGTGCGGTACTTGCAATGTTCCTTGACTACCATTTGCTCGCCTGCCATACCCTGTGAGCGAGCGTAAGGAAAGAAGCAGATAGTGAAGTCACCTTGTGGTACTCTGCTTATCTCTCTTGCCCATTGCATTGCATCGATGCCGTTCAATTCAATTGTCTTCTCCATTACTTGCGAAATTACTGAAAATCGCTGTGGGAACAAAGGACGATTTTATCCCCTCCCTGTCATATTTCCCAACTTTTGGAACGTTGCACCGCTTTTCCTCAACTCAGCGGTGCGTGGTGATAAACGTCGTTTGTTTATTTTTGATTTTGATTTTCAAAACGTAAACCACTGAAACACAACAAAGTAAGTTTTTGACCGATGTAAATAGCCCCCGTTATTGTCGATTTTCAGACACTTTTTATATTATGTTCGTTACAATATTAGCCGTTAAATAGTAAGATTTTCGGGCAAATCGTCGGGATAACTGCTTAATTCCTTCTTGATTAGGTCGGAATAAAGACCGTATAAAAGGTAAATCATCGCACTTGGGAGCTGCGTTGTTAGTCCTGGTCTTCGCTTGAGTTCCTCCTTCTTCTCTGAAGCCTTGTCGAGTTCTATTCTGCCGTTGGTTTTCTTCAACGGACTAATCAAAATTGCACTGCAAAGGTTAGGGCATTCGTTCTCATCTATTCGCACCTTCGGAAGCAAAGGAAGCTTCTCACCAAAGAGTAACTGACACAAACGGAACTGCTGCCAGTGGTAAATGGTAGGTGCACCGTCGTTGTACAGGATAACTGAAAAGCCGTAACTCTCTAAGGCTGCCTTCATCGTCAGTGAGTCAGTAGTTATCTGTTCTAATTCCTCACGTGTCTTGTTACCAGCACGGTCAGGATAGAGATGTATCACCTTATTCACTGCATCAGTACCAAAGAATGAATACACCTGCTGCGCAAGGTTCTGCTGGTCGTCGGGTATATACGCCCAAAACTCCTTGATGATATCGAAGCGACTACCATAGTCTTTTTTCTGTCCGACAATGAGCGACTGAAAGTTTCCAGGGTCGTAACCAATGTAGAGCGGTTCACGCTTATCGTAATGTCGAAGATAGCGAGCGGTGAGGGTGAAGTGGTCCTTGAGGTTTAGTTTCAGTATCTGGTCATAGATATAGCTATCCTTGAACTGGTGTCGCTCGTGATCGTAGGTGGTAAAGAACTTGTTAGTTACCTCCTTATGTCGAATAGCACAGATAGCCGTCAAGAACTCATCCATATCCAGCGTGTCGAGCTGGGTCTTGAAGAACTTAGGACCGAGGATATCCTTATTACAGAATGATGAAGCACGGATATAGTAGATTGCGTTTCTTCGCATATCCGCTAAGCGTGGTTTCCAGCGTGCAACAAAAGCGTTAAGACGTTCATTTTCCAGTCTTATCTTCTCCATAGTGACAGGGTTCTTCGTATTGCGCAAATCCTGCTGAAGCATAAACTGTTTATAAAGCGACTGATTGATAGCAAGTGACACACTGGCTATTTCCTCAATGAGCTGTCGGTCCATCTTGTTTTCGTATTCCTCAAACCAATCGTCCTCACCAAGGTCGACACGTGCCGTATCACTCACACCTGTCACACCTTCATAGTAGGCAGAGCGACGGATGTCGGCTGAACCACCACGAAGGGAGGGGAAGAGGCGTGACTTGAGTTTCTCACCACTGTTGTGCTTCATCTCCTCGACGAAGGCGTGCACGGCATTACGACCTGCGACACTTTCAGGCTGATCTGAAGATACTAATTGAAGGTGTGCACCATTGCGGAAGATGACCGAGTGCTTAGCATAGGCAATAGGGTAGCGTGGTCGACGGAAGTGAGAAGGTAGCTTCGCTTCGCCCACCACATAGTCGATGCCATACTCTAACATTGCTCGCTGCTTTCCATTCACGATGACAGGACGTGAGAACGATGCTTGAATGTTAGGCCAGACGTTTGTCATCAGTGCAACATAAGTCTTATGCACAAGGAACGAGAGTTCACCAGGCATGTCATTCGTTACACGGATAAGACGAGGAACGATAACGCCCTCCGTCTTACCAGTCGCACGAGCCCACTCTGCATAGAGCATATTCGGGTCGATAATATTCGCTAACAGCTGAACACGATTCATATAGTAATGCTCGAAGTCAACTGTAGGCTGTTCGTTGTTTATAATTTCGTCAGTCATTTGGAATCTCC